GTTGGTTTAAAATTATTAATTTGAGAACTATTTACTTTGATACTATTAAAATCAAAATGACACATACCACCACTTTTAGACATTTTTTGAAATTTAGTACCTTCCATTGTTCCTATATTACCAATAACACCATCATTATTATTTTCAGTTAGTTGAGAATATATTTCTAACCATTGACCTGTATGACAATCTATTTTCATGCCACCAATATTACATTGTATAGTATCAATAATATTATGTGTTGGATTCCATATTACTTGATTATTATTTGATAAATTCGTTATTGTGATATCTTCTCCTTCTGGTAATATACAAGGCCACTTATCTATACCATTGCCACTATTATTATAATATGAACAATCCATAGTCATATTTAAATATAAATTAGAAACCATATCAGCATTCTTACTAATTTTCCAATTAAACCTTTCAATATTATTTAAATTGTTTTCAACTATACCATCATTTCCTTCCCATATTTGTTGAACAGATTCCATAGAAAAATTTGTATATCTTCTATAGACAACTTTAAAAAAAGTTACTTGTGGATTCCCGGTTAAATATATATCTTGTTCCCCATGGGCAACTAATTGCATTAATCCGCCAGTCATATATAACTTATAATTATTATTTATTTATATTAAAAATTTAATTACTATACGCTAATCCCCCCATACCACTCATTATCCTTAAAACATTATAGTTAATAGCATATATATCATATTCATCACAACAGCAATGATTATTATCACCCACTTGGACATTTGGCGCATTATTAATAACTAATCTAGCACTATCTATTCTTGAAAAATTACATGTCCCTGATGGTTGATGTTCCTCTGGTTTTAGAGAAAATGAATAAACAGCAATAGCATCGTTAGATGCTTGTCCTAAACCTGTCTGTAGTACAGCTTGTTTATATTTATCTTGTTCTATTGTTTCTGGTGCTGTCGGTTTTACAAATTCTTCTTGCTTTTGTTCAGTGATATTTGAATAAAAAGATATTGAAGGTGGTCCATTATTAGTAATACATGAAATATCTTCAATTGTATAAGAATCTCCTGAACCAACCGGTGTTCCTGTATGATAATCATATACTTGTTGTTTAGTATAATATTCCAATGGTCTGGCACTCATCCTTTCTTGACCATTTAATATTAATTGATATGTAATATTATTGTTTTGTAATTTATCTAAATAATAATCATCTGTCTTATAATTTGCTGTTCCACCCGGTAATCTACCAAATAACCCAGTTCTATCATTTTGACCTCCGGTCCATATTATTTCTTTAACTGGATGATTGAAATTTAAATTTAAATCACCACCAGTATTTAAAAATTTTTGATGTTGAATTTGTTCAATTAAATATTCATGACTTACTTGAGCAAATCTTCTCCTTTCATCAGTGTCTAAATATATATAATCGGTATATAATCTATTGCATTCATATTCTAATTTATTTCCTAAACATAAAGCATTATTATCGGTAGCATCTTTCTTTAATTCTATGTTAACCTTAACTTCATGATATTGTAAAGCTATTAAAGGCAAAGCTAACCCAGGATTTCTACAAAACCAAAACCGCAATGGAACATATGCATCAAATTTAGTATTAGTATTAGTATCTTCATTTATATCATCAAGTGATATAACAGCATTTGATTGTCCAGAACCAACTTTATCAACTACACTTCCAAAACTTGTTACTATAACACCACCACCTCTAGACATATTTTGGAACTTAGTTCCAGTATTTGGTCCAACTATTCCTAAATTACCACCACTATTTGGTTCTGTTAATTGAGAATATACTTCCATCCATTTCCCAGATTGTCTATCAATCATTTGTCCCCCAATTTCAACTTCAACAAGTTCTATACCAGTATGTGTTGGATTATATACAAAAGCACCACCATTCTTTATAATTTGTTCAGAAACATTCTTCTTACTTTCCTTTGTATTTATAACATTAATAGTTTGCTGTAAATATAATTTATAGACTAAATCACCATTTCTACTTATAGTCGATGTTGCTCTACCACATAATGGGTCGCCACACCAAACTTGTTCAATAGACTCCATTGAGAAATTGGTATGTCTTCTATAAACTGTCTTAAAATATGTTATTTGTGGATTCCCAGTTAAATATATATCTTGTGCTCCATAAGCGACTAATTGCATTAATCCTCCACCCATTATAATACTATGATTAATATTATAAAATTATAAAATATTATGTTAAAAATTTAAATTACTTAGCAATTAATACTCTTGTTAAATTACTTAGTTGCTGTAGGCAAGACCACCCATACCACTCATGATACGAAGGACATTGTAGTTAATAGCATAGACATCATACTGGTCGCAGCAGCAGCAGTTCTTGTTGTCACCAACTTGGACATTAGGTGAGCCATTGATGACGAGCTGAGCATTGTCAATTCTCGAGAAATTGCAAGTTCCAGATGGTTGGTGTTCTTCGGGTTTGAGGGCAAACGAGTAAACAGCAATGGAATCGTTGGAAGCTTGACCTGGACCAGTCTGCTGGGAAACAGCCCATACAGCGTTGCTATACCTGATCCACGACTCCGTTCCGGATATACTTCCGCACGAGGCGGAATAGTCATTTAAGGGGGTGTTTGATAGCAGATTTTCAGGGCAATTGCTAGACGGTGCAGTGCCATCAGCAGCACCTATAGCATACTTCAATCCACAAGATTCAGAGTTGAGGACATATGAGTCACCCGAGCCGACTGGGGTACCGGTGTGGTAATCGTATACCTGCTGTTTGGTGAAGTATTCTAATGGCCTTAGAGACATACGGTCGTGACCATTTAATTTAAGCTGGTAGGTTACACCGAAGCCAGGTCTTCCGCTACCTCTGTAGTAATCGTGCGATTCATAGTCAGCTGTGCCACCCGGTAGGATACCGAATAGACCAGTTCTGTCATTCTGGCCACCAGTCCAGATAAGTTCCTTAACGGGGTGGTTGAAGTTGAGGTCAAGAGAGCCGCCGGTGTTTCTGAAGTTCTGGTGCTGAACCTGCTCAATGAGATATTCGTGGCTTACCTGTGCGAAGCGGCGTCTTTCATCAGTGTCTAGGTAGATGTAGTCAGCATATAGTCTGTTGCATTCATATACGATGTTGTTTCCTTCGCATAGAGCCTGGGCGCTAGTGGCCTGCTGTTTCATCGACATAATAACTCTGACTTCGTGATACTGTAGAGCAATTAATGGTAGAGCTAGACCAGGGTTTCTACAGAACCAGAACTGAAGAGGAACGTAGGCATCGAATTTAGTTCTGATAACTTCTTTACCATTCGCACAGAGGTTTGGAGATAGTCCTGGGTAAGCGGGTCCGCCCGCATACAAGTCGGCGTCCGTCATCGCCTTAATAACAGCATCCGCTTGTCCAGATCCAACTTTGTCAACCCATCCACCGAGGGAAGTGACGACACAGCCACCACCTCTAGCCATATTCTGGAACTTAGTCCCGGAGTTAGGTCCAACAACACCTAGAACACCAGCATCATTCGGCTCAGTTAACTGAGACCAAACTTCCATCCATTTTCCAGATTGTCTGTCAATGCACTGACCACCTATTTCAACTTCAATCATGTCAATACCAGTGTGGGCCGGGTTGTATACGACAACACCACCATTATCAATACTATTACCGGCATCAGCATTGCGGTTACTTTCAAAAACGTTCTTAAGGGCGTCACAGGTAGTCTGTACCATAGCAGTTTGCTGTAGATATAATTTATGGACTAAATCACCGTTTCTTGAAATAGTCGCCGTGGCGCGGCCGCATAGAGCATTGCCGTTCCAAGTCTGCTCGATCGATTCCATCGAAAAGTTAGTGTGTCTGCGGTAGACAACTTTGAAGAAAGTAATTTGAGGGTTACCCGTTAGGTAAATGTCTTGAGCGCCATAAGCTACGAGTTGCATTAATCCTCCTCCCATTGTTTTATACTTATACTTAGAAAAAAATTTTAAATAAATTAATACGCGGATTATAATCCGAACCCCAATGAAGAAAATCCAGACATAATTCTTAAAATATTATAACTTACACCATAAATATCATATTCTATACAACAATCACCAACATCTAATGGAGCATTTTCAATATGTAAACATATATTATCTAACCTTGAAAAATTTGTAGTCCCACTTGGTTGATGTTCGTCTGGCTTAATAGCAAATGAATATACTGCTATTGTATTATTTGATGCTTGACCTGGTCCTATTTGATTTAATATTGCATCCCATGGTGATTTTCCAGGTAAATAATATATCCCACTTACACTTACTTCAGTATCTGAATTACTTGAAGATATAGCATATTTTAAACCATATCCTTTACAATCTCCATCTTTTAAAAGAACATACGATTTACCACTACCAACCGGTGTCCCCTTATGGTAATCATATACTTGTTGTTTTGTATAATACTCCAATGGTCTTGCACTCATGCGATCTATTCCATTCATACTAATTTTGTAATTTACTGAATCAGATTTACCACCTATTCTATAATAATCATTTGTTTGATAATCTGTTGAACCACCTGGTAATAAACCAAATAAACCAGTTCTATTATGTTGACCTGCTGTCCATATTATCTCTTTAACATTATTACTAAAATTTAAGTCTAGATTTCTTCTTTCATTATTTATAACAGTTTCTTGAACTTGTTCTATTAAATATTCATGAGTTGAATTATAGAAACGTCTCTTTTCATCACTATCTAAAAATATATATCCAGCATATAAATCATTCTTTTCAACACTTATGTATGAACCATAATTATCTAAATTATTATTATTTAATGCTTCTTTTTTAAATCTCATCTTAACACTGACTTCACTATTATCTAAACATACTAATGGAATAACACTACCTATATCTTTACAAAACCAAAATCTTAATGGAACATAAGCATCGAATTTTGTTTTAATAGGACAATTAATAATACCTGAATTATTTGCTATACTTATTAAAGCATCTTTTATAGTTTCTGAATGACCACCACTATATTTATCTACTAAATTCCCGATTCCATTTACTACTACACCACCACCCCTAGCCATATTCTGAAATCTAGTTCCATTATTTGGTCCAACACACCCTAACATACCAGCACTATTTGGTTCATTTAATTGAGCATAAACTTCCATCCATTTTCCAGATTGCTTATCAATACATTGTCCTTTAATATCAAATTCAACATAATCTATAGCAGTATGGGTTGGATTATAAATAAATACACCTCCATTATTTTTAATATTACTAAAACAAGTATTAGATATAGAACCAGAAACTGCTATTTCTGATAATCCATTAAATACATCTGCTATGTGAGATACATTTTGCATTACTGATAAAGTTTGTTCTAGATATAATGTTTGCAATAAGTCCCCTGATTTAGATATAGTGCTTTTAAATTCTATATCCGATGTTAGTGAATTACCATTCCATATTTGTTTAATGGATTCTGTAGAAAAATTAGTATGTCTTCTAAAAACTGTTTTAAAATATGTTACCTGAGGGTTACCTGTTAAAAATAAATCTTGAGCACCGCTTGCTACTAATTGCATAGTTCCTCCTCCTCCACTTGGCATATAACTAATATATATTATATTATAATTCATATTATATTACGAGTTTAATTGCTATACGCTAATCCACCCATACCACTCATAATCCTTAATACATTATAATTAATAGCATATACATCATATTGATCACAACAACAATCAATTTTATCTCCAACTTGTATATTAGGAGTTCCTTCAATTACTAATCTTGCATTATCTATTCTTGAAAAATTACAAGTTCCGGATGGTTGATGTTCTTCCGGTCTTAGAGAAAACGAATATACAGCGATAGCATCGGTTGACCCTTGACCCACTGTTGCATTGTGTATTATTGTTTTATAAACTGTATCGCCTCCAGATGTTGGTAATTGTGTTGATATAGCTTCTGGTCTTAATAATCTCCCTAAACCATTAACAGGATTTGTTTCTGGGTAAGAATTAAGTGTCATGTCTTTATCTCTTATCATATTATTAAATTTATCGACATCGTCAAAATTATTTTGAAAATCATCATCTGTAGGACAAGGATAACCCGAGGCTGATCCATTTAGAGGTTCTTTATTTTCTAAACATACCTCTTTTAGTTTGCTAACCATGTCTTGATATAAACTATATTTAGCACCATTTTTATAAATAGTGTGTGGGTGTGTTTCAGAACAATTGTTAGTGAAAGAAGTTCCAGAAACACCTTCAAAAACAGGCCATCCAAAATAACTATATTTTTCAGGTATATCAATGAAACTTGCCCAAGGTACATTACAAGAATCTATTGTGTCCCATTCTTCATTTAATTCCGAACCAACCCATTGAGCATCTGAATTTAAATCGGTTAATGTAACATATTGGGGACGTCCAGTAGAATTGTTGGCAGAATTTATTTGTGTGATACCTAAGCGTTCAGCAAGGGCACCCAACCCTGAACCACTTGAACAACTACAACTTTCTAAAATATTTAATGATGGATAAGTATCAGTATCCAATACTTCATCCCAGGTATCTTTTATTATACCAACCTGACCATATTGATTACTTGCATTTGTAAATTGAAAAAATCTATCATCTGATAGCCATAGTCTGTTTTCTAATGCTTTGTTAGCAATACTAATTAATTCCATTTCTACCATAGATACAAAATGTGTAGCAATTCTGGCACAAGCTTTATTTGTTAAACGGTAACCACTTGTAAAATAAGCAGACTGATCCTCTAAATTCCAGTATCCTATATTACAACTAGCATTTGTTGTTTCAGGGTTAAATTTATCTGTATTAGATCCTGATGAATCATAACATTCCCATAATGTGATTGGGTCTAATTGATTTACACCTGGTAATATATCACTGCAACTTATTGCTTTGCTTACAGATAAAGACGATTTACACCAGTAATCATCTTTTAATGGCAATAATGTCGATATATATAATCCTTTATTACCACTTCCA